CTCTTCGTGGAGTTTCATAAGGGCTATCCGTTTGTTTCCGACCGTGTACACACAATCCGGTGAAGCATATCAATTGTCTCCAGTCGATTGCGGTGTACTCTAAGTATATCGTTGCCGTGTATGACCGTCATGCGATTACCCATTATCAAGGTCGTCTGGTCCCCTGTAATGTAGGTGTGCTGGTTACCTGCGTAGCCTTTACTCATCAGACCTTTGAACGGTATACGCTTGGTCGGGTTTTGCTGCAATCGATTCAACACGGTCTCAGGAGCGTTTAGAAGATAGCCCGCAATATCACTTTTACTGTCCGTAACTGTAAGTTGCTGATTGCCTACGATGTACTGGTTAACATCACCGAGTACAGTCATATCAATATCGCCGGGATTGTTCAAAAAGATTTCATTAGTCCTGGTATCGATAATCATGTACGTGCCGTTGGCAAACTTAAACACGGCACGGTCAGGGTAGTTTACGTCCTGATTCTCAGGCAACGCCGTCTGTTCATCCACAGTGTACGAAGTCCAGACGGGCCGATGTGGATCACCCGTCGGAAACTTGATGCCTACTTTGTGCTCTTTCTTCGGCACCATGGCCATACCGGAACGATCCAAGCTATCCCCGCCGGGATTGTACGCGCCGTCTGGGTGTTGGTACTCGGGAATTGCCCACGGTAGATCAGCGTCTGGTATACCGTCAAACACTCCTTCAATACGCGCTTGTATGCGGCACAACTTTCGCTGATCGTAATTGTTCACTACCTTAGCCTCGTACACCATCTTCGGGTCGATGCCTTGGCGGCTTAGGTATTTAGTAGCATTGATAGTTCCGGCTGCCATCGGTTACTCCGTAAAGGCGTTTGTCAAATCCAACAAGTCTATAAACACATCTTCGGGTATATAATCGCCTTTGAGTCCTGTTAGAAAATGCTCGGCAGCTTCCGACGTAGGATACTTACGTGCGACTAAAACAGCAGCGAATATGTTGTGGCCGGTGGAGCATAGGTTGGTCACGTGCCTAATCAACTCCCTATCGTCTTGAACGTCCGCGGCTTTGCTCATGCTCGCTCACCGCGTTTCGCCCAATACAGACAGCGCCCACGTTCGTCCATAGGTAGCGTCATCAGATTCAGGTAAAACCGCTTAGCCGTATCGGGATGCTGTATCTGTTCTGCGGTTAGTCCGGCATACGCAAGTGAGCTTGCTTCTCCAAGGCAGCTATCCAGATAAAGCTCTAGCTCGCGGTCTTCTAGGGAATGCTCACACATGGTGATCAGGTTTGCGTCGTACTCAACAGGAATGCCGCCGGCCAAGGTGAATAGCTTACCGTCTACATCAACACTATCGCCTAGCACAAACTTGTGAAGCCACGCTGCCTGCTCCATGGTTTCGAGAGTGTCCCAATTATTTGTTTTAAATTCTTCCCAGTTCATGCCGTTACCCTCTAGTATACTTGACGAAGTTTAGCTGCTCTAGGGTTTCGTCCACATCACCATTACCTTCGATAAGATTCTCCAGCGCACGTTTTACTTTGTACACTGACTCCAGCTCATCAGCGGTAAGGCGAGCGTACTCAATGGTCATAAGAGTGCCCGCAACGTCACGAATACTGTTAACCGACCAATCAATCTTTAGGTGACCGCTAGCAGAATACGAGCTAGCGCGGATACCAATAGTTATTTCCCCGAACTCCATTGTTCCGGTATACGTTCGGAGAAGGGAGTCGCGGTGCTCTATACGATCACCCTTCTCTCCGGTAAACTGAATTTTATGGCCGCGAACTAGGACGTCGCGATTAAACGCTTTTATCAGTTCGTTGTATTTCATTGTTATCTCCTAGAAGGTGCGGCCGCCCTTATTGGTCTTTTGTGGCGTAACAGAACCATGCGTCAGCGGCGTCTTTTTGTTTTGCGTCACGTTGGTTAATGCTGCCGCTATCTCACGGTTGGCATCTTCCTGAGCACGTCGTTGGTTGTGTATGTATTTCTTTTTGCCTGTCTTCGTGCGCCCGATGATCTCTTCGCCGCCGCCAAAGTCGCGCTGCTTCAAGCTAGGACGTTTACCGTTCTGTTGCGCGAGTACGGAACCGCCACGGCCTTTATTCAGCATATCACGTATGTCAGCTTTACCGCCAGAAGCAAAGCCGCCCATGCCGCCACCTTCTTCGCCTTTAGGGCCGTACTTCTTTTTAATATCGCCCACGTTCTTGTTGTACTCTGAAACACGCTTGAGCAGTTCCAGGTCATCATCGCCGTCGGAAAGCAGGCTATCCAGATTGAATCCACCGGCTGCTGCGATTGCGCGTAATGGTACAGGAATGCCACGCTCGGTCAATTGCTGTAGCATGTCCAAGTATTGTGTATCGCCTTCTGGCTTTAGCTGCTTAGCCCAATGTACGTTGGGTATTAACAGGCGGCTACCGTCGGCCATCTTATCAAGATTAGCCTGCATGTTCTTGCTGTCGAGCAGGCCATCCTTACGTATCAGTTTACCTCGCTCGTTAACCGTGTATCCGTTAACCAGACTGACCAGAGGAAAGATTTTGTTATAGAAGAGTTTACGTGTTAGCATATCGCGATAGGCACGAATGCTTTCGATGAACACCGTAAGGCTTGTATCAGCCGTCGCATAGTTCGCTTCGCCACTTAGAAAGCTTTCACTGATACCAAGTGCGCGTAGTTTAAATGTAGCTGTACCATCCCACGTATCCGTCACTTTCCAGAAGTCGCCGCCTTGACGAATCTCTTGGGTCTCAACGCCAAGTCGCGTTGCTATGATAGCGCCAAGGGGGTCAGCGTCAGCATTCATAAAGAGTTCTGTCATGAACTCCATATCAGCCACTGTAGGTTCCCACTGATCGCCGTCACCCAGCTGAATGTGTAGAATACCGCGCTGCCGCCTAGCAGACTCGACCAGAGTACCTCGAAAAAGGTTCTTCTCTAGCAGGTATATGGGCAACACACGACGAAAGAAAGAAACGCCTTCGCCGGTCGTGAATGTTTTACGTGGAACGTAAACCGTAGTCATCGGATCAAGTTCAAGAGCTTCCTGCTGAAGCAGGCCAACAATGTCATCGCCTAGACGATCACGAAGCTTCTGCACACGAGGACCGTCGCCGGATAGTGTAGCGCGAACATCATCTGGAATAGCTGCGGTGATTATCGGGTCTTGACCGTAGAACGGCAGACTGTCGATTTTGCAGTTGTCGTTTCTGTGGGGCATTATATCAAAGAAACGTTTCGACGTTCTGTTAAAGAGAAGGCTACCGATGAAAGCGCCGTCTACAAGATGGTCAGTGCTCAGGTGAGGTAGCATGGTGCGTACATTCAATCGCTCCAGCGTCTCCTGAAAAGAACGCATCGCCTTCTTGTCGCTAATACCCCCAAGCGTGAAGTCTGAAAACGGCAAGGTAGACAACATATCAACGGCAGAACCACATACGCAATCGTTGTAGTAAATGTCGCGGTAAAGCCGATTGATAAGTTTCTTTTGTTCCAGGTCTTCGCTGAAGACTATATCCTTCAGCAAGGGATCAACGTCTACTTCAATAGGCATCTGACCTACGGACGTATTTTGCATACCTGTCTGGCCTGCGACCGCTTCCCAATCCTCTTTTCCTTTGGGCAGAGCACCCAGCTTAGAACTGTTAGTGCCTAGCTTTTCTTTCGCCGCAGGTTTCGCAACGTGATCGGTGTCAATTTGATCCGTGTTCACGGGCTTTCTTTTAAATCTCATCATAGTACAGAATCCTCAGCAAGGCGCGGCGTTGCTGTTATGAACATGGTCTTGATTTCGTAGTTATAGCCGTGCAAGTAGTTGTGGCGCTGGATGTCCGAGAATGCATATAGAGGTATGCTATCCGCAGATATACGCGCCATGGCTTCTTGGAAGGTAGGTTGATACTCTGGCAATATGAATGGAATCACAGCGGGTCTCCTGATCCGGGATAGTGTAACGTAACGCTATATGTTTACACTGTTATACCCAGTCGGAGGCTAACTCCCATGCTTTACATGACCAGTATCCGGGCGTCGTTTTGTCGTTCTTTGTGTCGCACTTGTGGCGTGCCATAAAAGATTTGCGGCGTGCAGGATCATCGCGCTTTATAGACATGTTTGGATCGCCAAACACTACGCGCACAACGTTACCTGCCTCACTCTTAACGTATACGCCGAATTTCTTCTTACTGCCCTTTGGCATACGAAACGGTTTTTCCAAAGAAACGGATTTGCCTTTATACTCGTTAGCCGTAGACGAAGTAGATACGCCGATCGGGAACTTGGAAAGCCTCGTGCTTTCTTTTACGCCCTTCAGATTGCGATTGAACCAACGCCCTTGAGAGGCAGCGCGTTCGAAGCTCTTCACCTCTTTAGCACTTACGTCTGCATACTGCCAGATTGCACCATTCTTAAACTGGACAATGATTCTCTGGTTTTCTTTATCATACATGCCGGATTGAAATACGCTGCTATCCACAATCAACGTCAGGCGACCGTGTTCATCTGTACGATTCTTGCCCATGTTGGCTTTGTCTTTACCTCCATCAAAAGGCAAGACTTTATACCGGCCGACTTTACCGTTGTATCCTTTTGCATTGTCTATCAGGCGTTTGGCATCTTCAGGCGTAAGCTTAAACTGGACAGCTAGATTAGTAGAATCCAGTATAAAGACACTTCCCCTGAATTTCTTTACGCCAAACTTCTCGCCCTTCGCTAGTTCTATATCGTATTCTTGCTTGTCCGATCCCACTACATCCAGCACGGCTTTACGTCCAACGTATTCTAGCCACCTGTACTTTCTAGGATCGCGCTTTTCGACTGCGGCTAAAATAAAGTGCATAATGTTTCTCCGAGGTGATTTAATAGTTCGCTAGTGGATTAAATTAGCGCCCCCTCTTCATCACTCCGAGGTCACCTCCAAAGGATACAGCGCTACCTGAACCTACAGATTTACCGCCGCCCGAACCTAACTTAGACACGGCAAAAGCCTGTGGACGAAAACGTTCGTCTTCTTCTGGAGCATCAGGTATCAGCATGAACTCTTCGTATTTCTCCGCAGTCAATCCCCATACGAGCAAACACATTGCCCTCCACAGGTCGTCTGTAAGTCCATCACCTTTGTTCACCTGCGTGCCTGTATCCTGCACAGTTAACATCTGGAGTACCAAGTGTTCAACGGGATAACCCTTATAGCACATCGGGTAAGCTTCCGCATCAAAGCTCATTGCATCTTTGATCGTAGCCTTCTTATCGACCATACTTGGAATGCTCAACATACCAGCTTCCATAAAAGACTTGGTTAGACCAATGTCCTTGTACTTCAACGAATACTGCTCTGCCACTATGTCCATGTTGGCTTCTATGTCCTGCAGTATCTTAATGCTGTTCCATCTGTCCGCAAGTACGACCTGCGTATTCTGTGCGTAGAGAACATCTTCCAGAACTTCCTCGTTTATCATGTTATAATTGAGGGGTATACCCGACTCTGGAATAATCTCGAATAACATGTTAACAATAATTGAACCGTCCTTGCCCAGTCTACCGACAGCACATGCGAAACTGTTATTCGTGTATCCTGCGTCAATAGCAAGCATGGTGGGTTTTCTACACTTGCCTACCTTATCGACTTCTGCCCACTTAGTAGCACTGCCTTGGCGCTTACGATTCTTTACCTTGTCGCGCATCTTGATCTTGTTAGGCTTATCCCTAAACGCAGCATCTATCCAATCCCTGTTCGTGATATACGGGTTGGCAGACAGCGGCGGATTAGCTCCGTAATCTCGTTCGGCATCCAGAGGATTCTTTTGATACTCAGAAACGATAGCCTTACTCAAACGCGGCAGTGTGGGGTTTACTTCCCAAGTCGGTCGATGTATACCGTACATGGAAACAGAGTCTTGTGACTGTCTAACCAGTTCGCATATCTTATCACGCTGGCTAGCAGGTGAAGATACGTTCATAGAGTAACCAGTCAATATGTTATCAAAGCCACTGTTGATAAGCCTGTCTGCGGCACCGCGCACGGTAAGCAATGAACGGTCAAGTGCTGTGTAGACTTCTCGCGCACTGGTCTTCACCTTCTTACTATCGGCCGCGTTGTCGAACCAGCCAATTTCATCGATGCCTGCAAATACCCGTGTACGACCACGAAGCACTCGCTTGTCAGGGCCAGCAGGATAGAACATAAGCGAACGTGGGCGATACACCACAAACGTGTCGTTGAACTTCAATAATTGTTGACCGTATCTAGTCTCATAGTGTCGAAGCATTCCATGGTACTCACGGAACCACTCAGACTCGCACAGAGTACCGTAGTAGAACTCCCACAGGGTCTCTTTTGCCTGTGCATAAGTCAGTGCAACAAACGTACCGTGAAGCATGGTACTGCCAGCAATGCCATAAACATCGTTAGGCTTCTGCATCTTTAACACACGATGCGTTATGTACGGAGCTAACATACCGCCGGTTGCTGCGGACTTACCACTACGTTGGCCTGCGTTAACTGCCAGTTCTTGGTAGAAAGGCATTTCTCCACTCTTCACCAATTCTGACTTGCGTACCTTACATGACGGGCATACACCGTGTTCCAGCATACAGACTTTACGCTCGAACTCGGCAAACGTATCATCTACACGGTGAGTATTGAGTAGCCAATCGTTGTCGCCACACCGCGGACACCATTCACCAAAAACCACGACGCCCCATATTAGCTGCTCTAGGAAGGGTGTGATTACTGTGCCTGCAAATTTATCTAGTGATACCCACTCATAAAAGTTTTTAGCTAGGGCCAGATCACCATCATCAATTTTCACATCCTTTGGAACTAGAGCATTATCGTTTAACACTCCTCGAACCATAGAGGCTATATCAACTTCCTTGTTTATCATACTGTCATCAAAGTTGCCCGCGCGCCTAGCTCTGCCGGATGCCAGTGTTTCTGGGTCAAACTCTTCCTCAACCACAGAAGCTTGCGATCTGCTTTTAAGGTCACGAAGGTACTTAAAAGGATCACCCTTATGGTCCACGATAAGTGCGTCGTAGTCTATGGCTTCTTGCTGGACGGCGAGTTCTTGCCCAGACTTCTTGCGGTCTTTTATCTTCATAAGGGCTCTCGAAACGAAGAAACCCGACGCATGGCCGGGTTAGTACAATGGTATTACTTAAAGTCTATTTGCGCTCTTTTCTTACACCAGCGCTTTGCTTTTCGTTAAAGTCGTGCTGATCATTTACTTTTTCGCTTGCTGGCGGACCAAATTCCTGACTCTTCGACCGTCTACGCACAACGCCAAGCTGACCTGCAATATCGTCCTTACCTAGAGTGGACTCAGCAGCACCGCCTTTGCTGGCACCACCTTTGTTAGCGCGAGCCTGCAAGTTGTTCAACATGGAACTATACTTCTCAGAGTTGAGCGTTTTGTTCATTGCAGTGTGGGCGTCTTCAGCAATTCGTTTTGTTAGTGTACGGATAAACCTATTCTTTATATCCTCAGGCATAGACAGTTTGCTCATGTAGGCAGAAATCATATTGAGCCTCATCATGTGGCTAATAACTTCAGATACCGAACCATCGATCTCCACCGATATACCTAACCCATCACGTAACACGGCTTCGGTATATGAGGTAGCATCATCGTAGGACATAAGCAATGCTGCACCTTCCTGCAACATCATTTCTTGAATTTCTTTCGCAATGCCTTCCGACGTTTTCGATACGCTGTCTAGGTCTTCTTGGCTGTATGACACCAAGTTCTCTATAGGCAATCGGCTCTCAGCTTCGCGTTCCGGCGACAACTCATCGCCAGTCACAATATCAGGATTGATGCCAAATACGGGATGCCGCACAGGGCTATCGCCGTCTGGTATATCCGTATACGTGTATTCTCCCTCGTGCTTTGGCTTGGGCAACGTAGCGACTGTGCCAATTGCAAGGGCGTTAGAAGGCAGATTCGTGGCACGTGCCATCTTTCTGCACAATTCATTCATAGCAGCATTATCTTTTACGCGCTTAAACTTTCGGTATCTCTTGGGTCTATCTGCCGTGGGGAGAAAATCATCGGATACAGGCGCAGTGTCTCCGAACATGTAGTCTGGCCCATCAGGCTCATTGTCGTTATACATTGCGCCCCCTAGGATAAAGCATAGTCGTCGTCCGTATCGTCAACTTCTTCTGTCTTCTTTTTCTTCGGCTTCTTGCGTTTCTTACCGCTAAGTTCTTCAGGCGTAAGATCAATATCGTCATCCACTTCCTCTTCATCATCATCGTCAGAGGAACCGTACCCAGATTCGCCTTCTATGTTTTCTGCGGTCATTATGTCGAAGCGTTCCGCTAGTTCAAACGTAAACAGTTCGCCATCACGAACTTTATCCACGTTGATCGGCAGGACTCGAATTTCTCTCTGCTCTTTCTTGGAGTAATTCCAGCTCCACATAACGTCAGCGTGTTCTTTCATACCGCGAGAATAACGAATCTTATCTGTCTCGGCGTCTAGCTGGCACAGGATTATGATAAGGCATTTATTCTCACGGCTAAACACCTTGGCTTCCCGTACAATGGCACTCAGTACGCGCCACTGATTCTCGTCATCAACACCTTCAAGCAACGAAACATAATCCAGACCTATAACGTCGAATGCGTACGGCTTAACCATACGCAAAGCTTCGTCAATACGCATACCGCGCGTAGGACTTATAGAGGTGAATACGCATTCATTGTCTTCGCCAAACTGTTTAAATTTCTCATACGATTTGTTGATGCGTTGTTTTTCTTTGGGGCTTAACTTGTTTTGTTTTATCTTCCAGAAGGCCACGCCGGACAAGCGAGATAGTAGCCTTTGCATTTCTTGCTCATCGCCCATTTCGAGAGAGATTCGGCAGATACGCTTCTTGGATATACTATAGAGATTGACTAGCAGGTTCATAAGTACCGCAGACTTACCGCCAGACGTGGTAGCTGCAATAATCATCACGCCCTCTTGAGGCAGTCCACCGTTGCGCGTATCGTACTTGGTGAAGCCAGTCTTTATCAACTGATCGACAACTTGGTTCAGAACTTTGTGGACTAGGTCATCCGCATTGGTATTTTTACCAATTACGACGAACTGGTCTTCCTCATTTATATCTCGGCGTGCCCGTGTCAACTTCTCTGCAATGTTATCAAGCAGGGCATCTATGTCCAGGGCTTCGCCTTCGATCTTATTCAAGGCCGTGTTTGCTGCTTCATATACAATGCGAATCTTTCGGTAATCGTCTAAGCCAGTAACCATGCGTTCCATGGATTTACGATTCATACAAGATTTGGCATCCGAGTCTCGAAGAATATCCCGGAAGTCTTCTTCCAGAGCAGGGTCTTCGAGCAGGTCGGCCAGATCAAGTATCTCAAATCGTTTACGGGCGAGTACCTCTATTCGATTGAACGCAGCAGCACACGGCGGGTAATGGAAAAACTCCTTACTTAACTTGCCTAGCAACGTACTTCTTACCGCTTCGGGAATCTTGGAATGGGTAAGCGTTACTATGCAACGGAGCTCCATGTCCTGGGAGTATAGCTGCATTTGTATTGCTCCGTTACTTGCCTGAGTTCATTTCAGCGTATTCGGGGAAATCCTCTAGCACCCGATCCATCCAAGACTGGATTAGTTCTTGCCGATTTCTGCGGAGGCGCAAATGGATTACTTGCTTCTCTTCGCCCGCTTTTTGCTTCAGGTGGAACTTGGACACTGCATTAAAAATGCGCGGATTTGATAAGGCGTTTATAGCTATTTCGATATCCGCTACTTTGAGCGCATAGTCGTTGTCTAGCTTCCACTGAATTTTGTTAGTTGTTATTCCACTGTTTTCTTTTATTGTGGTGTATACAACGTACAAAAGAAAGCGCCGAAACTTTGGTGTACTGTCTACAGGAAACATGCTGAAGTACAGTTGCTCAGGTATATCTGGCCGATATGGTATTCGATTCTCGGCGTTCTCTTCGCTATTTGGCATTAGGTTTCCCCTCGGCAAGTTTTTCTGGATAAGCAACACGCGCAATGTGTAGCATAAACTTTCTTGCCTGCGATTTTCGCAAGCTCAAGTGTTCACACACCGCGTCGAAGTAGGCGCGCTGCCCTGCCAACTCGCTGTAGTCTACATTGTCTTGCGCACCTTCGATACGCTCCTGTTCATTTAGGAATTTGGTGAACTCCGCATTCTCCTGCATGGATATGAGTGCTATAAAGGCTCGGCGTTTTTTCGTTTTGCCGAATCTCCGTAAGATCATATCGAAACTTATGTCGCTCTCTTTGACCCTATCTTCTTCTGTCCGAGAATCTGTACTGGACATGCCTTCGTAGCTCAGATTTTCTAGGCCGAAGGACGAGAACAATTGATTTTCGGAGACTACAGGAATCTCATAGGTGAATCCACCAAAACCATCAGAAGCCCCTTGCACCATACGTCGTCGTTTTTGTGTCGTGTGCGACTTTATTATATTTACAGTATGGTTGTTGACGGCACTGCGGAGATAGTTTGCAATGTGCAACGGTGTCATATCCGTCGGCACCTTCTTTATGTAGGCTTGCAATACTTTACACGTTAGCTCCATGTGCAGGTCATAAAATTCCATGTTAGAGGAAGTTGATATGAACCGAAGCTTCGTGTATGTTTTATTCTTTATGTGTTTGTGCACGGCTGGATATATGGTGTTGAATACTTCAAACACCTTGTCGAACTCCTTTTTTGTTATTTGCTCTTTCGTTATTTTAGCAATTTCGGTTGATGCCTTGAGATTCTTTCTTAGGCCACGCTGCTCAAGTACCTTCTTTACGAGGACAACATCGTTGCGATCTATGCCAAACTGTTCCTGAAAGAGTTTCAACTTATCCGAGTTCATTCCGTGCGCTACTAGATTGAGGCAGAAGTATTTTATATTCAGATGGATGTAAGAAGAGTCCGACAGGAGCAATCGGAACTTCTGTGCGCTCGTGTCGGAGTGCGCAAAGTCAAAATGCTCTTTGAACGATCTTTGGCAAGCATACGCATTGTCCGCGCCGAGGACGTGGCGCACTATGGCTGTCGTGATGCCTATAAACGCAGGCGAATCCGTAGGGACGAGACTTTTTGTGGTCTCGAATAGAGTGGGCGCAGTCATTCATTACCTCGTTGAATTTGGTATTGCGATTTCCTTTCCGCATTCTATGCCCGAGATTACGTCACATCTATCTCTACTATTTCGCCGCTGAGCTTAGAGCCCTTGCTTTTCTTGGGTCGATCTTGTGTGGATTCATTGCCTTTAGATTTCTTCTTATCTCCCAGCTGGTATCCACTTTCTATAGCATTCACAATGCTGATCAAATCGCCTGCACCTTTCACCTTCTTGATTTTGTTGGACTGAAACACCTTGTCGATAGTGGGTATCTCGCCCTTTCCAATATCTTCATTTAATCCAAGCTCGTACTCTTCAAGGCAACGCAGATGTTTGCTGACGGCTTTCTGGGTTTCAGGATCAGCGTAGCGGCCCTTCTTGATCATCTTCTCACGAATAGGCTCAAACGCATCTGCCGTCATTACGGCATCACGGGCGCGGCCTTGGAACGTCATTGAAATCTTACCGTCTCGGCTGGTAACGCGAACAGTGTTCCGGTCAGCATACATGATAAACGCAGACATAAAGTTCGACACATAATTGGAACGTGCCAGACCGCGATACCGTACGTAAACTTTCTCGCCCAGGCCGAAGCCTTCATTTCGCGTCTGCTTCTCGCGCATAATAACCGCGCCAAGGTGTCTCAACTGGTTGTCGTTAACTTGACCGACTAGCCTAGCCAGTTCGATGAACGTATCTTCCTGCGCTACGAGAGAGCTAAGATTGTTTGTGTTAGGCACAAACTGGCGACACGGTTTCTGTATATCAACTATACCTGCGGACTGGCATAGTCGTTTATCTCGGATAATCTCACAGTCGAACCCTACGCAATCACCACAGGTCGGCTTTTGGCTTTTTAGGGATGCGATTATTTTTGACTCTATGTTCTTTTTGATGGACATTAGTTAAGCCTTTATCCTTGAGCGTTTCCGCTATACAATATAAGATAGTATCCGATAAAGAGGTGATGCCTTCGAGGTCTTGTTTTAATACCTTTAGGGCAGCGTGCCATTCAGCGGGTACAGTCACTTGTAGTTTATATCCTTTATCCTCCACACTTATAGGAGGATCAAGAATAGCATTTACCAGAATACCGAGATACGGACCTGCTCGTTCGCCGGTTTCAGGTAATTTCCAAAAGATACGCGTGATAGATTTACCGCTGCGTATCTTTGCAACAATTGCATCCGCGTTCGCATGTAGAACGTTGTGGCAATCAGAACATAGGGGAATCTGTAGGCTGTTGATGCCTCCGAGGGCTTGTGGTATCGTATGGTGCCAGTGCAGTAGAGAAAAGTATTCCACGCAGATAGAACACTTGCCGCTCTTATACTTCTCCATGTGGTATTCCTCATAATATAGAGGCCGCTTCTCTGGACCAAGGGAATCCCCACGTGAAGTCTGCCATATTACCTGCTCGATCAAACATACGGAACGTTCTTTTCGGCATCAACCATGCAAATACAATTCGAGGGTTACTAGGATGATACTCAAAGTGAGAAGATACCAAAGTGTATTCTTCTGCGCCAGGCAATTCATTGATACGGTCGAGTATATCTATAACGAAACCTTCAGCCAAAGTCTGATGCTTAGTGGCGCGCTTTCGTGACTTCAGGCCCTCGCTTTGCAGTGCGGCTTTACGTCCCTTGTATTCTGTGGCAGCACCAATATCGAACGCGAGAAGTTCTTGATTTTCTAGTACAACGAAAGAATCCGCGATGTGCTGATATTCGAGGCCAGTTTTACGCAGGAATGTAGGATGCATTAACTGAAAGGCACCAAACGGAACCACGGGCATCTTCACGACTAGAAACTGCCGACCTTTCAGCGAGGAGGGCAACTTACTTTGGGCTTTCATGTAAACCTTAACGGCTTTCTTTGCTTCCGCATCCGGTACTGGAAGAGGTGCTTCTTTTTTGGATTCGCTTTTAGCGAGTTCTTTGATTGCGCTTCGGAGGATTTTTAATGAATCACGATGACCGTTTTTCTGCGTGGCATATTTAAGCTGCTCTTCCAGCTCTTCGTCCGTTACACCGGTAGGTACAAAGCTAGCGGCGTGAGTCACCATGGTATCTTTGAGAGGCTGTATGAGGGTCTTTACGTAGTTGCGGAATCGAGTCAGGTTAAGTTCGCCGTTATCTATTCCGTCTTGAATCGCGGAGGTATACTTTACCAGTTCTTTGAGGGGCTTTTTAAACTTAGTCATGGACCGTGCAGATTGCGCACTTTCTGGAGACTTGGACTTCTGTACTATCAGGTCTAAAAACTCCGCACTGGAGGCTTTCTGTGCTTGGAGCCCTGCGCTAATTTCAGATATTTTGCGCAACTCGTTTTTACCTACGGCTGTCACGAACTTCGACAGGCCATTGAAATATTCAACCATTTGGTCGAAAAGGTACTTTTCAACTTCTATCATTGCAGGCACCTATTTGATTGATACGATCTTACGTATGGATGACGCTCATTAAATTAGTATCGGAGATATCCGAAAACTAATAAGAACGTGAGTAGAGCAGACCGCCTACTGTAGCGGTCTGCTGGATGCTTGATTATTATTGTACACCAGATTTATTCTCTTATATACTACCGGGGATTACACCCTGTGGGAATCACTGTCGCGCCTATCTCTCCTGCTGGGGAAACGGATAACGAAGTGGCTCTTTACTCCGTCAACTCTTACACCGGAAGCTTCGTATAGGCCAGGATAGGGGCCGTCGGCAGCTTGGGGCTTAATCAACTTAGGCGTATTTCCTTTGAGTTGGTCATTCCTTGTTTCCAAAACATCTATCAGTTCGTAGATATCCTGCTTATCAAGTGCAGCGGACACTAGTATGTCCAAAATCTTACTGCTTATCGGGAGGCGAAGCTTTAGTTCGTCCCAGACAAGCATGGAAAATGCAGACAACGTTCCGTCGAATGGCGCATCGGATTCTGCGTGAACAACAGCTTCGTCAAATATGTTTGTTATCACTTGCTGGATATCTAGTCCTATCTCCGCAGACCTTTTTAGGAATTGAATAAGCGTTTCATTGAAGCATCCGTTGTCTACAACATAACCTTGGATGCTAGTTAGGGCGATTCCAGTAACTTTCTTGTTCATAAAAATATTCTCCCGCATACGCCCTCTAAGACGTTATGCACAGCGCGTTAGATCAACATCCAGTGTCCCAGAATTTCTGCAACATGAACGACAAGTCCGCCATTAACTCTTGACTGCCTTTCTGGCGGCGAAAGACAATCTCTCCAATCTCTTCGGAGTC